ATTCAATCGGTAAATATCACGAACCATCATGGGCAGAACACCCTTTTGGGTCTTGGCGTAAACATACGCACCGCCCGACAAGCACCAGATAATATCCTGCCGCAAGTACCAGCCGTCAGCACGCAGGGCGAAGGCTAACATCCAGGGGATGCCGATGAGGTCTTTGGGTTTCATACCGTCTGGAACTCTTGTTGGTAATCCAGTCGTAGACATTGTGCAATATGAGCATTGACACCCCTTTGGATGTGCGCCAAGTTTCATGCCAGCCCTATCACCATTGCTAGCATAACTGTCCCCAATATTGACCCACAGCGTGCCATCATCTCTGAGTATGCGCTTGCACTCTCGGAACACCGCAACCAGGTTGGCAATGTACTCGTCAGGCGTTTGCTCCAAACCGATCTGCTGGTCTATGCGGATTGCGCCGCACTTGCCACAAATATCTTTGTAAGGTGTTCTACCCAACAGCGACGTGGTATTGCCTACAACCGCGTTTGGACCCGGCTTATTAGGCGGCAAGTGGTCGCACTCCGCATCCCCACCCTGCCATTTAGCCGTGCCATAATCCCGCAAGCCGTAGTAAGGCGGACTGGTTACTATCGTGTGTACGCAACCGTCCGCCAAAGGGATATGTAATGCGTTAGCATTTATTAACATCCCGCACCTCCTTTCCTATATACTCTTGATTAATGTTCTTTTTACTGTGAACGAACCTGTGGCACTTTACGCAAAGTAGCACAAGATTAGAACTTCAGCGGCAAAAACCGGCGATTAAATTCATCTTCGTATAATAACGGGTACATTCCCGTCATGCCAAAGTCCCATATAATGTGATGCGCACCATCTTCTGTTGTAGTTACTTGGCACTTCCGTTCCAATAACGCATCAAGGTGAGTCGGATAAAAATCAACTTCATCGAATTTGTCAAGATCATCCGGAACTATTTCCGAATAAATGAGATAAAAGCCTTTTGCATCTATTTCCGGGCGCAGATTACGGTCTATTACGAACCTATCCCATGCTTGACACTTGTCAAGTCCTCTGAATTTATAATCTGCCGCGAGTTCCGCTGGCGTTGCCTCAAACCGATTAACAACCCGCCTGATTTTTACTTTCATTTCATCTCCTTTTTATGTCCAAAACGAGCCAAAGTGTTTTTTGAACAAATCGAAGCCTTCCTCATATTGCTTAACGAGGACTCCATATCGTTCCGGATTCGTATACACTATTTCTTGTGCTTCAAGATAAGCCCTGAACCCGTCTACGATTTTTTGGATAATGTTATCCCAATATATCTTCGCTGTCTGTTCTTGTTCTTCTGTGATGAAAGTATCAACAGGTATTCCAAGGTCAATAAATACAAAATGAGGAATCCCGCAATCGCTCTTTATAGCATCTAAAATTTCAGATATTTGCCGCGCAAAGTAATAGTCAGCAGACCACGTGGCTCTATCGTCCCACCCGCGATAGAGCCTTTGCCATGCCCACTTTACCTCATTGCAAGCCCATCTAATTGACATCCGCCGCTTCCTTTCCGTCGTCAGTGCCATCAAGAAACCCAGAGAAAAAACCGGAAACGATTTCGATAGCTTCTGACCGATTGCTTGAAATTCCAGAAAGAATTTTCAAGGTGTTCCTTGAAAGCGTAACATTGCAACGAACCTTCCGCTTTTCCGGGGGAAGCGGCGGACGCCCCCCACGGTACTTCCTTTTTATATTCCTATTGTTCATCGGCTGCCTCAACGGATTCCAACTCCCGGATATAATCGAGCACGGATTCGCTAAAACCGTCTATGTGAATCCAGTCGCCATATCCAACGCCGTTTTTATAGCTTCCAACATTGACGATGTATCCGCGCTTGCCGATTTTTTCCGTCACTTCATCATGGGATTGCTCGTCCGTGACAATGATAACGCGCTCGATTTCCGAGCTTTCATATTCCCGTCTCAACTTTGCAATCGCTTCTCCCAAGCATGTTCCTCCGTGCCACTGCGATAAGTCAATTGCGTCTCTCAAAGCGAATCCGTGTCTTTGTGGAACAAGTCGGCAAGATGCACTAAATGTCCAGATGTCCACTTCCTGCGAAATCTCGCGCGCCAGGATGGCAACGCCACAAGCGGCATCCATCATGGTCATATCGGACTTTGACGACAACCTGCCCTGCATTGACCCGGACACATCAATCAAGAGAATGGTTCTTCCCTCCATTTTTGGAAGTGTCGCAACACACTCCATCATTTTCTTTTCAATTTCCGGCTCAAAAGATGGAGCCATACGAGCCGCCGCGATAAACCGGAATGGCAAAACCTTTTCGGCATTCATCTGGCTGATAGCCCTGACAATCATTTCGTGCGGAACGCCAACCATGTGCATATTGCGCAAATTACGGATGGTTGCCAGTCCGCCGAGCTTGTTCTCGGAAATCAAGCGAACCCACGTTTCGCGCTTGTCTGCGCCACTCGACAAGGCAACTTCCCAAGTGTCAGGGGGTTGAAGCGTATCGTCAATCACCTGCTTCCACAGGGCAGATTGTTCGGCGTTCTTTGGTTTTGGATGACAGATATTGAGAACATCTTTGAGCGTGATAACACCCCGCCCGCCTCGGTTGTATTTTGCAAGCTGATAGGCGTTGAATTTCTGGAATGCGCGCGCCAATCCATTTTTCACCTGTTTTGCAACAGGTGTTTTTTTATGTATAAATCCAACTCCCGGCACAAACTCTGCTGTTGACCAATAAATTGCAAGAAACTCGCCCATTTCGTCCGCGCGCTGAATAACCTGTTCCAAGACATCCGCTACAAATTTCCGATAGGCAGGATGCCGCGCCATTTCCCGAACAATCATCAGTGGCGCATGGCGAAGATGCATTTTGTTCCGCGCATCCATGGCAATTTGCATAACATCTGCCGGATCAACCGCCGGAACAAGATTGTAAATTCGTTCGGCAACGGAAACGCCGGACTCATAGAAGTTTTCCTCCCATAGCATACACGCCATGACGGTTCGACGGAGCTCCTGCTCCGGTGTAATTATTGACGCCCGCCCGCCTTCATGAGTGAGCGGGAATGTGGTGGCGATAGTTCGGTTTGTTTTCATTTTTATCCTCCTTATTCGATAAACTGCACAACATATTTGATCTTACCGTTTTCTCGGACACACGATTCTCCGGTATCCGGAGCAATAACGCGGTGCTTGTTCAACACCGGATTTGGACTTCCATCCAGCGCAGACAATACCATGAAGGACACAATTACAATAGACCCTTCGTTCTCTGGATCGTCCAGCCATTGTGGAATGCCAACAATTTCTCCAAAAACCTTATGCCCAATCGGGATTTCCCCATATTCCATTGAATTCGCGGGTTCTCCGAGAGACACTCTTTCTTCGACACGAATATTACCGTGAGACGGGATCGTAAATTCACGGTAATTAATTTCGTGTCCGGTAAAGTTGAACACTTTTCTGTTTTTCATGCCACTCCTTTCTCTATGAGGGTAAATAGAAATACGGGAAAATTTAGTCAGGGACGAATCAATTATAATCAGTAAGTGAAGTTGAAGTAGCCCTGACAATCACCACGTATTATATGATTTCCGCCGGGGAATAGCTCGGAAACAGCCGTTTTTCCGGCAATCTTGAAGGTTTGTGAAGTATCTGCTTCCTTCGCCACCGTGGCTTTCACACTTTTTATTTGGGGAAGAAATCGCAAATGGAAAAATTCTCTAGTTGTGAAGTGAAGTATCCATTCGCATCGCCACCAAAAAGTTATCAACGTTCTGATTTATTTATGCCTATATTATACTCATGTATTTCCATTTGTCAAGTACCAATTTTCCGTTTTCGCGATAATCGCGAAAACGATATCGCGAAAACCGCGAAAACGATATCGCGATAATCGCGAAATCTTTAACAGATATTACTACATAGATTACAACAAACATACCGATTGGCGAAAACGAAAAATAAACCGACAAAAGAAACTGTTTTCCTTGTCGGTGTTTCTCTTCTAAAATCGCAAATTCACCATGGAAATCCCGGTCTTTGTCTATCCAGCTTCACCCAAAACAAAAATAAGACTATGCGCAAATAATTTGGTTTGGGTTGGTGGTTGCTTATTTGTCCGCTTTGGCGTATAATGTTCAGTGGTTGAATATTTCCGGGAATTGCCATTAGGAGTTAATTTGCAACAGAGGAAAAATACCCGAAAAACGATTGTAAGTGAGGAAATCAGGAATACTGTGATTGAACTGCGCAAGCAGGGCATGAACTATGCTGATATTGCCAATGAAGTTGGAATCCACATGGATACCGCGCGTAGCGCAGTCAATACCTATATGATTCGATTGCAGGCGAGAACACTTGAATCGGCAGATGAATTGCGGAGGGATGATTACAGCAAATTGAGCATGATGCTGGACGCAATTTGGGATAGGGTTTTGGAGGGCGAGTTGGGGGCAATTGACCGGGCAATCAAAATCCTTGAACGACGTGCCAGACTGATGGGGTTGGATATGCAACAACAAAATGCAATCTTGATGGCACTTAACTTGGAGCGCTTGACCGATGAGCAACTCGAACAGATTGCCGCTGGCGCAAATCCACTTCAAGTCCTGGCAAACTCTGGCGTGGAGCCGGAAATCAATATGTCGGCATATAAAAGGTCATTAAAAAGCGACGATGAGGTTCTTGATGCCTCATTTGTTCCGCTTGATGAGGGGGGCGGAGAATGACAACTCCTGTCCAGGTGCGCGCAAAGGCACTCCTCTTGCAACGCCAACGCAACCGTGTCGGCGGGAAGGTTCTTTCCCGTTATTCAAAATTCAAGCACACCTATTGGAACGATCCCGTTGGGTTCGTTAATGATTGCATTATTTGGGATAACGAGGGCGATGGAGCTACCGAATACCAAAAGCTTATCCTATCACAATTGATGAAAGAGCGCAGAATCGCGGTACGCGGACCCCGTGGACTTGGTAAAACAGCTTTCGTTTCGTGGATTATTCTTTGGTTCGCATTGACAAGGGACGGAAAAGACTGGAAGGCAATTGCAACCGCTGGAAGCTGGCGACAGTTGACAAAATTTCTTTTTCCGGAAATCCATAAGTGGGCAAGGCGCTTGCGATGGGGAAAAATTGGGCGCGCCCCATTCCGCCCAAAAGTCGAATTGATGGATTTGTCACTTCGGTTATATACCGGAGAAGCCATGGCAATTGCATCAAACAATCCAGACCTGGTGGAAGGCGCGCATGCCGACCATCTTTTATATGTGTTTGATGAAGCAAAGTCAATTTCCGATTCTGTGTTCGTTGCGTCCGAAGGAACTTTTGCAAACGCGAACATTGGGGATCGAGAAGCGTTTATCGTTGCCGCATCTACCCCCGGAGAGCCGTTTGGGTGGTTTTATGACATCCACTCGAAAAAGCCAGGATTTGATGATTGGAAGCCAATTCATGTTACGCTGGAACAAACAATTCAGGCGAATAGAATTTCCCCAGCGTGGGCAGAGGCGAGAAAATCACAATGGGGAACCGATTCCCCCATGTATCGCAATTATGTCTTGGGAGAATTTTCGACCACTACCGCAGATGGGATTATTCCCGTGTCTTGGATTGAAATGGCACGGGAACGGTGGGAGGAGTGGCGCGATAATGGATTCGGTGGAACAGTTACAAGCATTGGGGTTGATGTCGGTTCCGGCAAGGATTCCAGCGATAAAACCATTGCGGCGGTTGTCTCCGATTATGTCAAGGTGCGTGAACTGGTTGAATTCCGCTCCAATGACCCGCGAACTTCGTTGATGGAAATTACCGGAAAAATCGTCAACTTATCCAGGCTGTATCAGCCCGGATATATTATTGTGGACACCATCGGAATTGGCGCCGGTGTCGTTCATCGTTTACGGGAGTTGGGATTTCCGGTGGACGGATTTATCGCAAATTCTGGCACCGAACTAACAGACAAGAGCGGACTCGTGCGGTTCGCAAACTGGAGAGCGGCGGCATGGTGGTTGTTCCGGGAAATGCTGGAACCGGACGGAAAATTTGGCGTTTGCCTTCCACCAGATACAGACGAAACCGATTTGATAGGCGACCTGACTGCGCCAACCTATAAGGTGATGAGTAATGGGAAAATTCTTGTAGAAAGCAAGGAATCTGTTAGAAAACGACTTGGCAGATCAACCGATTATGCCGATGCCGTGATTATGGCAATCGTTGGGATTGCGCTTTTGCAGGAAGCGCAAGAATCGGAAACGGAATATTCTATGGACGTTAACAAAAAACCGCTTGGTGGTTATTAGAAAAGGAGGTACGAAATGGACTGGAAGGAAAGACTCGCCAGGTTTCTCTTGAAACCACAACTCGAAAAAATCAACTACGTTTTAGAGGACTTAATTGACCGTTATAGATATATGCCAATTGTTCGGGAAAATGATCCCGAACAGGTTATCGCGGCTTTGCAGGAAGTTGACCCACAACTGTATGATTATTACTTGCGCCAACTGCGATACAATGAACTTGGCGTTGAATTGACAGAAGGTAACCGCTTGCAGGCGGTGAATGAGTCCCGGATTCTATATGTCCGGGATGTTGTAACGCAAACGATTATCAACCTTTGGACGGATTATGCGTTTGGTTCAGCCCCACAGGTTGTCCCAATAGATACCAATGCGCGGGCGGACTGGAATGAGTTTTGGAATGCCCGCGAAAATGACGCTGTCCTTGGCGTCAGGAACATCAAAAGCCTTTCTTCTACTGTTTTAACAGATGGTGAGATTTTCTTTGTGTTCTTTACGTCAAGGCAGGATGGGAGGATTACCAGAATCCGCACCATCCCAACGGAAGAAATACGGGAAATTATTACCATGCCGGGTGACTCTTCAACCGTTTTATATTACCGCCGGGAATATCGTGATGAACAGGGTCAGGTTTATACGATGTATTATAAAGACTGGCGCGCCACGGATGACGAATTAGACCAGGCGAATTTGCCGGACGATGCCATTCTTGCGCATCGTGTTCGGGGAGATATGCAGATTGGAACGGACGTTTGTATATTACACGCCGCCCACAACCGGCTTGGAAAATCAAGTCGCGGTTATCCTCTAATGACCGCAGGAGCCGCGTGGAGTCGCGCTTATCGGGATTTTGTTCAGGATAGAGCAAGCGTAGCGCGTGCAGCCGCTTCTGTGGTCGAAAAAATCAGAGCAAAGAGCGGTAGTCGTGGAATTGACCTGATTCGCGCCCGGATGGAAAGTTCTTTGGTGACTTCTTCTGGAAGCGCGTTTGATAAAAACCCGCCATCTACGGCAGGTGGAATGTGGATTGAAAATGATGCTGTATCGAGAGACTGGATGAGTCGCCCAACAAACGCCGGAGATGCCGCCGTTGATGGAAACGCTCTTCTGGCGCAGGCTGGATTGGCAGGTAGGGTATTTCCACACTACCTTGGGCGCGGCGAATCATTCCGGCTGGCAACCACAACCGCCATGGAACGCCCAACACTGGAAGCGTTCAATGGATACCAGGTGTGGTGGATTTCTGTGTTCAAGGATATTGCAAAGATTGTACTTGGGTTTAGGGAGAAATATGGCGCGGTTGAATATTCAACCACCGAAGTTGATGTTCAGGTCGAGGCGATTGTGCTGACTGACATTTCACAGTTGGGGTTCTTTATGCAGTCAATTAACCAATCTTTGATTGCTGGTTCCTTATGCGTGGAAAGTGCGGAAGCCGCAACGATTGAGTTGATGAGGGTCGCCATGCAAACCCTGAATATTCAAAACGTTGAGCCTGTGGTTAATCCGGAGACAAAAACCTATATTTCCAGACCGGGCGATGAAATGAACGGGGATGAGCCGTTGACATCCGGCGGAACTCCGGAAACCCCTCCACAAAGTAGCGGGATGGAGGATGGCGGTTTTTCCGCTTCTCCCTTTTGAGGAAAAATTCAAAAGTCAGGAAGATTACCAGGCGCGCATTAATGCAATTGCGCAAAACCTCTGGAACGGGAAAATAGGCGCATACGACTTTGATAACTTGATGCGGGTTGCCATTGAGTATGGAATCCGTGGGGCATGGGAAGCTGGATTGAAGGAATTTAATTTGAGCCTTGCCGATATGACCATGGAAGAACGAGCCGCGATGCTGGATGCAATTTACAGGGAGTCCAGCTACATTGCCGGATTGCGTAATTATATTCTGGCGCACAATAAAGCAAGCGGATTCAAGTTGAGCAGTTTGCAAATACGGTTGGGAATGTGGGGGAATCGCTGGAAAGACATTGTCAACCAGGCGAGGCTTTCTGCGTCCAATAACGCTCCTTTAACTTGGGTTTATGGTGATACAATAAGTCATTGTGGAGATTGTTCCCGCGTTGCCGGTAGGACGTATCGTGCTAAAACATGGGAAAGGTGGGGATGGCGACCCCAATCCCCACGGCTGGAGTGCAAGGGGATTCAGTGCAAATGTGAGTTGCAGGCATTGGGAAACAAGCCAAATAAGGGGCGTCCACCATCGTTATCGGGAGGCTAAATGTCAAATACGCCCGGATTGTGGGTTGACGAGCAGGGATTCGTTTGGTACAATGATTACAGATTACCAATGAAATTCAAGATAAAGGAGAAGGCATTGGAGTTTTGCCCGAAGTTTGACAGAAGGCGAGGTGATTCCAGAAGCGAAAGGACAGTCCAAATTCCATTGGCGGACTTCGCCAATCTGGATACGTCCATCAGTTTGCAACAAACAACAGCAGAGGTGATTATCATATTTCACGAAGAATGAAAGGAGGAAAGGAGGAATGGTGTTCAGAATTGTGAAAGGAAGAAAATCATGGAGAAAGGGAAGGAGTTGGCGAAAACCGTATTATCGTAGCCGAAGATTTGACGCTACGTGCCGTTCACACGGCAGTTGTCCATGGTGCTTTGGAAACCGAATGGCGGCAAACTTGCGCAAATTGGATGAATGGAAGGCGCAGTTGTCGGACTGGAAGCGTGGCGCGCTATGATACGACTGATACATGGGGATTGCAGGAAGAAACCGGAAAACCTGGAAACCGAATCGGTTGATTTGGTTGTTAGATGGACACTACGCAGGAAACAATAAATCGTTTCCTGACTTTGTGCAAAGGAGAAAAGATGGAAATAAACAAATGCTACAACGAAAATTGTCTTGATACGATGGCGAGGATGCAGGACTGTTTTATTGATTTGACTGTCACAAGTCCGCCTTATGATAATCTTAGGGCATACAACGGATATAGCTTTGATTTTGAGGCTGTAGCTAAAGAATTGTATAGGGTTACAAAATCTGGTGGCGTGGTAGTTTGGGTGGTAGGGGACGCTACCACAAAAGGAAGCGAGTCATGCACATCCTATAGACAGGTTTTATTTTTCAGAACACTTGGTTTTTGTGTTGAGACAATGATATGGGAGAAAACCGGGGCTGGATGCCTCGGCTCAAATTTGTATTATGGTCAGAACTTTGAGTTTATGTTTGTTTTGTCGAAAGGAAAGCCGAAAACAGTAAATCTTATTTGTGACAGAGAAAATAAGGTAAAATCTGGAACGGTTACAGTAAACTATGCTTTAGGATTAGACGGTAAAGGCAAGAAAAGAACGATAGAGATAAAACCGTTTGGGAAAAGAAACAACATCTGGAGAATTAGCCCCCAAAAAAACAGCGAGCATCCTGCCCCGTTTCCTGAGCAATTAGCAAATGACCACATCATCTCTTGGAGTAATGAAGGTGATTTGGTTTATGACCCATTCATGGGTTCTGGTACTACAGCTAAAATGGCAATCATAAATAAGCGTAATTGGATAGGTTCTGAAATATCAGAAGAGTACTGTAAGATAATTGAAAGACGTATAACAACTGCTTCAACCTGACACCTTCGGTGCAGGTTAAGCAAATGTTACGCCACTCGCATAAGGAGAATCGAGGACAATTATGAAATGCTGTAAAACTTGTGGTGTTGAAATACCGGACAACCCAAAGACAAGAACGCGTTGCGCTTCATGCCAGAGGAAATTTGAGGAGGAATATCGTTCGGCTTACAAAAAAGAATATTATAAACGCAAGCGCGAGGAAAGACATGCTATTGCGGGTCTGGAAACATTTGCTTACTTTGTGGGGTATGAGCATGGCGCAGACCCAGATTGCAGGTATTTTGTTGGCAAATACCTTCCGGCTGGCGAGGTAATGAAGTGTCAAAACGGTTTTTTGCCGGAAGGACTCCTGATAAAAATCAACGGAGCATTGTATCGAGTGTTTCTCAAAAAACTTGAGAAGATTCGCCGGGATGACGCTACAACTCAGCAAATCGGGTTTTTGCCGGAAGGTCTTGACGTAGATATTGACGGTAAATTATATAGAGTTTCTTGTGGAAGGCTGGTTCCAGCATGATAACCGTTGAGGACTATGCTGTATTGTATAATGGCGATTCTTTGGATATTCTTTCTGGATTATCGGAAAATAGCGTTGATTCCATTGTTACAGATCTGGAGTGAGTTATGTATCAAATCATGCAGGGTGATTGTCTGGAAAAAATGAAGTCCATCCCGGATGGTTCTGTCAATCTGATTCTGACAGACCCGCCCTATGCCATCCTGACAAACAAGGAAAGTGTTTGGCGAGGCGGAATGAAGCCGATCAACCGCTATGAGGATTGGGACAACATGACAAACGCTCAATATTATCGCTTGATGTTAATGTTTTGCACGGAAGCGTTAAGGGTAGGCACAGACACATCTACAATCTATATATTCTGCGCCTGTGAAATATTTATGCTGGTGCAAATGGCGCTAAAAAAAGCCGGTTGGCATTATCGGATGCCGAATTATTGGCACAAGACCAATCCCGCCCCGGTGTGGAATGGGCGCAGACCACAAGCGTCTATTGAGACAATCTGCATGGCGACAAAAACAAAGAAAAATACATGGAACGTGCGAAATGGGGGTCTTTGTCACAATCTTTTTGAGTATCCAATTGTTTCAGCTTCCGAAAGAATCCACCCATCCCAAAAGCCGGTCAAGCTTATGACGGAGGTCATTCTTCGTTCGTCCAATCCTGGCGATACTGTTTTGGACCCATTTATGGGAAGCGCAAGCACAGGGGTTGCCGCCATACAAAACGGGCGCAACTTTATCGGGATTGAAAAGAATATCGAACATTTCGAGAAAGCGAGCGACAGGCTTTGTAAAACGATGGTTCATCCACGATTAGTGTAACGAATACACAAATGGCACTTGTATTCTTGGCTTGAATGACGTATAATTAACGTTGGTTACTTGAGCGAACTGCCGTTGCCACTTGCAACGGCTTTTCTTTTTATGGAGGATAGATAATGCCAGATAATGTACCAATTACTGCGGGAGTCGGGACAGATATTGCAACCGATCAACTTTTGACGGGAGAGCATATTCAGTTATTGAAACTGGTTGATGGAACTGCCAACAGTTCAACCAGGATTGAAGCTGGCGGTGGAGTGCCACCAATTGCAACTGCTCCATCATCTCATATTGTATTTTGGCGGTGCGGAGTCTATATGTTTAGACCGGGATTCGCAACGCAAATCAGGAGGATTCCCGCATGACAGAATTGACATTCCCTATTCGCGGGGTAACATACACATTTGATGTTAGCCTAGTTTCGCAAGCAAACCCGCTTGTATTCCAAAATGCCCCCACTATTGTTGCCGGGGACGTTCTGATTTCCATTGACGGCGGCGCAACTGCGCCGATCACAAATCTTCCTGTTGTTGCCGGAAAGATTGTAACCGTCACCTTGACAGCCGCAGAGATGACGGGAGACAGAATTTCTGTTTTGTTTTCCGATGTTGCAGGAGCGCAGTGGTGTGATTTACTGGTTGACTTGCTTCCTTCGTCAATTACGCTTGATGACATTCCAACATCTTCGGAAATTTGGGGATACTCTGTCAGAACGCTAACAAATTATTCCAACCTGTTTACCGGAAATAATGTTCTGGAAAATTACGTTGAGGTTTTGCGTGGAGACGATTGGGGATTTTCTTTCTCCGGGCTTGGTGATATTACTGGAAATCTGAAATTGTGGTTCACCATCAAAAACGATGACCGGCTTGCTGACGCTGGCGCGATGGTACAAATTGAGCGAACGGCTGGACTTTTGATTGTGAATGGCGGAACTGGAATCCCCGCAGATGGGTCTATTGTTGTTACTGATCCGATTGCAGGAAACATCACGATTACGCTTGACTCCAATTCTTCCAGGCTAACCGTTCCGGGCAATTACAAATATGATATTCAGGTCTTGACGGCGCTTGGAATTATTAGAACTGTTGTTATCGGAACCATTACAATTCGCGGTGACGTGACAAGGGCAATAGTGTAATAAATACACAAATAGCACTTGTATTCTTTGGAAAGATGATGTATAATATACATTGGTTACTTGAGCGAACTGCCGTTGCCAGTGGCAACGGCTTTTATAATTAAGGAGGAGTCACATGACAGACACTCGACCAATTTCACCAAGCTATCTTGATCTTCAAACCGCCAGAGCGACGGTTGTACTTCCCGGTGCTGGCGCGTATGACGCTACTCCCATTGAGCTTCCCTGCCAGGAGTATGATTTCATGACATTATACATAGCTTATACGCGCGGCGATACCGGTGGGGCATTCAAAATGAAAATCGAAGTTTCTCCGGATTCCTCTGGTGACACATGGTATCGTTCGACGGTATATGATGCCGGTGCGGTTGCAGGAGGGTCTGATACAACCTCTTTATTTCAACGCGAAGAGTTGCAATACACCGCAACTGACACGACTGTTGAAAAGGTTGTTTTCCATGTAACGCTTGATTCTGGAGTCCGGCGCGTTCGGATTCCATGTGCCGAAGCCGGTGCGGTTGGAAAACCAGGGACGTTGGGAGTTAGGGCATTGTTTAGCTAATGATAAAAAACTTTGTTATTAGGAGGAGTTATGCCATATAAAAAGATAACGGATGCAAATAAGGCTCTTCGAGGAATTGAACCGCCATTGACACTTGCTCAAATGAACCTTGTAGCAAGTTGGGCTGATACTATTGGCGGCGAAAAGGCATGGGCTTTTGCCATTGCCAATTTCAAGAAAGCCCACGTTGTGAAAGATGGGCGATGGGTTCGGAAGCCAAAAAATGAGGAAAGCGTGAACAAAGAAATTGAACAACCTGCGGAGAATGATGTTGCGGAAAACGAATCCATTGAGTCATATTTTCCAGATTATTCCATTTCCGCCACCTCATTTGAGCAGTGGGAGCAGGAAAGGCTGGCTCGTGAAATTAAGGAAAGTATTGGTGAATTGTTTGAGGTTTACCAGCGCATTCAGGAAAATATCATCTGGTCACAAGAAATTATCGACAAGGTTTCTGCAATCCGGCAAGCAACAGAAGATTTCATTTCTCGTATTCAGGAAGTTAATGGTGCTGACATTGGTGATGACGAGGAACCACAAGATTATGACATGGAATCTTCAGAAACAGAAACGCAATCCTTGGCTGAAACTATTGAGGGAACGTCTGTTCTGGTAGAAGGCGATGGCGGAAAATCAGACCTTTTATACTTGGACACGGTGATTATCCGTCCGGGCTGGGGAAATGCGCGGGATAATAACTATTATCCGCGAGAAATGCTTGCGCGCGATTCCAGTCGGTTTGTCGGCGCAAAAATGTATGAAACCGACCATCGGCAGGAAGAAAAGTCAACTCGAACTTGGGTATCAACGATTGAATCCATCAAAGGCTATACGGACGATGGCGCGCCAATAGCCCGCGTTGTTGTCCACGATCCAGACTTTGCGCAACGCATTCGTAATCTAAATGCGGCTGGCTTGATCGAAAAAATGGAATGTTCCATTTTGGCAGAAGGGCGCGCAAAGCCATTTGAGCAAGACGGGAAACGGGGGAAACTAGTTGAGCAAATCACGGGAGTCAGTTCCGTTGATTGGGTAACAAAAGCAGGCGCGGGCGGGCGTGCTGTTGGCTTATCCGAATCTAATACAGGAGGTGAACAAAGTATGGATGAAACGCAAAAAGAAAAGCAAGAAGAAGTTGTGCAAGAAGCAGTAACAGAAACGGTTGAAAGCGATTCTCCCGTTGCGGATTCGGTAGTAATCCATGAATCCGAACCGGAGCCGGAGCCAATTCCGCTAACACCGGAAACGGTATCCGCCTTCCTTTCCGCTACCCGGCTCCCGACAATCAGCCGGGAACGGCTTTCGAGGCAGGTTTTTTATACTGAAAGCGCATTGGCGGAGGCAGTTGAGGAAGAAACCGAATACATCAAAGAGGTGGCAAAATCTGGTGAGCCATTCGGCTTATCAGAGAATCACGCCAATTCCAAAAAAGCTGTTGACCTGGCAGAGGTTGAGAGACTGAAAGACGCTGTCAACAGAAAATATTTATCATAGGAGGTAAAAACATGACCGAAGCAATCCATAATGATTATGAGGTTTCCAGCGAGGGCGCAGTACGCCATTGGGAAATCCCATACGCAAGGTTGACGGACACAACCCCGACTCCAACCAATGCGGCGGAAGTTACCAGCGTTTTACCGGGTACTCAATTAACCGGTACAATTCTTTCCGTTGACGCAAGCCGTTCAATTGCTGTGATTGATTTCACAAATTCAATGGTTTATCGTCACGATGTGCGGAATGTTCTCACGTATAGTACAGGATCGGAGTCTACTTTTGGCGCAATTAACATCGGAGACCCGGTTTACTATGACAATTCCGCAACTATGCCTGCGGGTGTGTACCTGTCAACATCGCCGCTCGATAACACTGGTGCGGCAAATACCTTATTTGGGTTTGCTGTTGCTGATGATATTGCAAGCGATACTTTCCCGAAGGGTGGTGCTACTGCGTCCACTCAACGCGTGGCAGTTATGCAGCGCGGAGCCTAACATTAAAGGAGGTAATGACAATGACAGGTTCAGTTTTAAGTTGGATGTCCGAATACATCAACGCGGAACGCCAGTTGCTTGGCGATGAACAGACCGAAATCCGGTTGCGAGCGCTGAATGAGATGTTTCATTCTGCTCCCAATAGCGGACGGTTTGCCGAAGCCATGACTACGGCGCACTTCCCATATTATTTTAGCGATGCGCTTTCTCGCGAATTTTTGAAGGATTATGAATATCAGGGTGGAAGCTGGAAGCTTTACACCAAGGCTGATACGGCTCCTGATTTCCGATCCGTTGACCGCTACCGCATGACCGAGCCGGGAACCCTATACCCCCGCGCGGAGAAAGCGGAAGCCCATGCAACCTATATTGCAGAAAGCCAAATCCAGTATGCCGTTAAGGAATTTGCACGGCAATTTGACGTTTCCTGGCAAACGATTTTGAATGATGACTTGGGGAAAATCCGTGAAACTCCAGCACGGATGGCACGCGCCGCCGCACGGTTCGAGGATATGTATGTTTCCTCACTATACGACAACGCAACCACCCAGGCGGCTTTGATTGCGCTTGGCGCGCCGTATTCTGGAACTGGCAGGCTGACTGCCGCCAATCTTGCGATTGGAATCAACGCCATGATGACCAGAACCGACGTGCTTGGCAATCCCATTCAAATTCGCCGGATTCATCTGGTTATTCCGCCCATTTTGCTCATCCAGGCGCGCACGATTCTTGAATCGTTGCAAATGGCTGGAGTAGCAACCAATGACAAGAACGTTCTTTCGGACTACATTGCCGGTATCCATGTTGATCCCTACATTGCAACTGCGGCGCCGAATGTTCCTTGGTATCTCTTTGCAGACCCCAACGAAATCGGCGCGGTGACGGTTGTTCGCTTGCAGGGCGCACCTGCCCCTTGGGTTGCCAAAAAGAAATCCGACATTGAAATGGTGATGGGTACAAGCCCCGCACCTTATCAAATGGGTTCCTTCGCAACTGGCGATATTGAATATCTGGTTGAAGATGTCATTGGCGGTTGGAATGACGCGACTTATGTTGGCGTTACCGATTACCAGGGTATCTATTATAGTTCTGGAACGACTCCCTAAACCTTGGGGAATCTTCCTGAAAAGGAGCGAGTATGATGGCACGTAAAACAACAAAAACTGGCTTAAGGAGTATCAAACCCGGAACACCAGAAATGGAAGCATATCTTGGCGCTGGATATGGCGGTATGACCGTTGAGAAAGCAGAAGCGATTATCAAGGAAAGAGCCGCCAATCCAGCCCTATATCCCTACGAGGTATATGAGCAGGCAAAGGCTTTTCTTGAAGCCTACCGCGCAACGCCAAAGGTAATTGATCCCGTTCCAGGTTGCTATGGTTCTCCAGTAGCCGAAGATAACGACTAAAAGGAGGAACCAATTATGAATTTACCTTTGCTTCGCATGTACCCGATTTATCCGGGTCAATGGGGCGTTTCTGGTTCAGACAACGAGTTGGGTATCCGTTCCTTCGCTGGCGGTTATATCTCTGGCGCGAATGATATGTGGGTTGGTAACATTGCAGAAGATACAGCGGAAGCCGAAGTTGGCGACAATGGCATCACGATTGCCATTCCCGCCGCGTAATTCTGGAGGCTTTCATGGATAGAACACCCCGAACAAAAAAGAAAGCCGATAGCGATAGTGTGGTTGAGTACAAGCGCAATTCTGATTTGCTCACGGCTGAAACTTTGCAAGACATTCGGCACATAGTCGAGACAGCAGACCCAAAGCCAACTCCGCTTGAAATTTACGAAGCCACAGAACGGGTTGTTTCCAAATCCATAAAAGACTAGCTCAAGGGGCGGCGCAAGCCGCCCCAAGAGGAGTATTGTCATGGCTTGTAATGGAAGATACGCAACCGTACAGCAATATAATGACTTGATGTGTTCCAAGCTAGACTTGGGCGATCCACTTACAATCGCCGCAGTTGAAAGTGCGCTTGATATTGCCGCTTCTGATATTCATGCCGCCCTTGCCGCCGTTGGTGCTTGTAATTGCACGTTGGCATCTTGGGCGGATGCATATTTGCGCAAGCTGAATATCATTGATGCCGCCGTCTTACAAAACTGCCCATGTGGCGCCGCTCTGAAAGATGAGGACAGATCAATTTGGATGGATTGGCTAAACAAACAGTTCGACATGATTCAATCTGGAAGGCTTGTTCTTTGTGAGGGCGAAACAGGATCGGAATATCCAGCATTTGGAACCGCCGAAATTGGTTATACTGAATTTGGGCAGGCACAAATCATTCAGAACCGTATGCAAAGGAATCCATAAATGGGTTGAGGTGGACGAGTTGTATTCGCGCCGCGTGTCGAGCATAAAGAACAAAAAGCCAGTGTTGGCGAGGACGGCATGACTGTTATTCGTTATATTGGCGTTGGCGACATCAACACTTATATTGGCTCTGTAACGAAAAGCGCATACCCGTTTGGGTTGTTTCGACTGGTGGGATACGTGGATAGCCGGGATGTTCCCGGAATGCTGGAAATTGTTGAGGATGGACTAAAGATATTTGAGGTAGTCAATGGCGAGCAATAGTAGCATTGTCACGCTAAAAGCAATCATGCCAACCGTTTCAAAGTTTGACTTACGTTCCGTAACCGCAGAAGTTCAAAAAGAACTGGAGAATGAGGCAAAATATCTCGAAAAACAGTTCAAGAAAACAACAAGGACATGGAAACATAAGCCAAGATTCGAGTCTATAACGGCGGTTACCGGACAATCCATGGAACTCCTGGTAGGAACAGATGATGTGATTTATGGATGGGTCAACAATGGAACTAAAAAACACCCTATCACCCCTAGAAACAAAAGTGGATTGCTTCGATTTCGCAAAGATGGATATAAGCCTAAAACAAGAGTTGGCGTCGTCAATTCGTTTGCTGGAAGGAAGGCAAAGCCACCGTTGTATTCATTCAAGGAGGTGACTCATCCCGGAATTAAGCCAAGGAATTTTGCCGCCACTATTGCCAGACAACGCGAAAAAACATTTGTCCGCAAGATAAACAATGCCGTTAAGCGCGGCATCCGATTGAGCGGACATGGAATGTGAGGAGGACTATGGAAGAAGAAAAATCGTCTACCGCGAAAGAAACGGTGAAAATTATCAGGCAGATTGGAAAATCCGTTCTGATAGAATACCGTCAAGACGGTAAGCTTCGCCGTTGCACAATCCCTGCCAACAAGGTTGTTGACCAGCGCAAAGAAGGCAATATCCTCTTTGGGGATGTAAATAGTAAGACAATTGCCATGGGTGTGCCATACGGCGTGGATTGGGAACGAATGTCGGATATTCCGCAGTTGACTGCAGATATGATAGCAGATGCACTTCACGAAAGCGGCATCTGGACTGTGGATGACATTCAGAAAAATCCTATTGTAATTCAACAGGTCGTCCTATCGCTTACCGGACGATTGACATCAAAAATTGTGCGACATGCACATAAAAAGGAGGTATTGCATGAGTAAATTTACCCAACGAAATGCGTCCCTTTTCGTCCAGTTCGAGGATGGTGGGATTGCCTATTACCTGGGGGATTGCGCAGACCTTGACAGCATCCCAAGCCCGCAGGGTGGGCGCGAATACGCTTACTGCTGGAACCGTGACCGAAACGGTCATGTTGCTGTTGCGCGCAAAATCTCAACCCCGGACATGATTACGTTTAGCATTACAGAACTTGTAGACGCCGCCGCAAGCTGGCTTGAACAGCGCGGAAAATGCCCGATGAACATTTATGTCCTTTATAGCCAATGTGGGCGTGCCGGTGTATTTGCAAATTGGGAACGCGCGGCAATTGTCAAGCATGCAGAAGTCACCAATGATACATTGAGCAATATTGCTAATCATGTGGACGACAATGAGGTTACTCACGAGGTTGAGTTCTCTGCTCCGCCAGACAGAATCGATGTTCGGTTTCCTGCCGCCGCGCGGTTGCTAACTACGGAAACCGGCGCCGGAACCGTTGTGTATTCTCCTCCCAGTTACTTGTGTGGTTCTGATTGTGGAAAGCAATTGGAAGAAGGAACAAACTGGTATATTGGAACTGACCCCGCTGCCGCCGCAACCGCGAAACTTTTAGTTTCAACGGATGGCGGAGTCACGTGGGCAGCAACCGCCGCTGATCCGTTTGGTCCGTTTGGTGTATCAGTCAACATTAATGGAGTTGTAGTCTTTGATGAATCGCCGGGGGTTCGGCGTATTCTTTGCGCTCGCGCTACGGACGCCGCAATTCCTTGTACGCTGGCTTACTCCGACGATAACGGAGCAACCTGGAAGAACGTTGGGGCTGGTTCAACGACTGGGGAGTTTGTTCCGAATCCAAAGTCATTGATTGCGCTTGATCGCGAACATATTTGGGCTGGCACAAGCATTGGCAACGTTTATTTCTCTGAAGATGGCGGTGCGACCTTTACCGTAACTGCCGCCGTTGGTGCATTTGGTGCGATTGACGTTCTAGCATTATCCGCCGTTGACGAAAACCTTGTCTTTGGTGTTGCTGAAGCCGACAAGATTTGCTTCTCCGAAGATGGCGGCATTACTTGGGCAACTTTCCCAGCGACTGGTAGTGGCGCAGACCTGAACGCTCTCAAGGCGTTTAGCCGCTATCGCATTTTGGTTGGCGGCGCAGATGAGCAATTGTATATGACGATGGACGGCGGAACAAGCTGGATTGCCATTAATTTGCCGGGCATGACAGCCGGTGGCACTGTCAAGGACATGCATTTTGTAAACGACCTGGTTGGCGCGGTAACGTATGTTAATGGCGCGGCGGCTGGTTTATATGCCATGACCATTGACGGTGGACGAACCTGGCGCAGCGTAACGGTTCCGACAAATACGGGGCTTGCCTCCGTGTGGATGTCCAGCCCGAATAAGGCAATTGCTACCGGAGCGGCTGTTTCCGGAACCGCCATGATTGTTGGCGTAAACGGATAACACATTTCAGGGAATAGGAATCGGGCGGCGTGACGGGGAAACTCGCTCCCCCCGCCGCCAAACGCCGCCCGATTCCTGTTCCCAATAAAGCGAGCGAGGATTAAAATGGCAATACGAACAGAAAAGCAAGAAAACTACTTTTACACCGCCGCAGGGCGCAAGGTAGAATTTCAGCCAATTTCCATCATGGAAATGAACATGGCAACCGCCGCAGTTGAAAAGCGGTATCGCGATGCTGGAGAGCCGATTGATCCGCCAACCTATGAGGTTGAAATCGTTGGCGGTGCAAAGGAAATTCATAGGCACGATGAAACAACGCTTGTTACGGAAGAGGACAAGGTAAACTGGCGGAAACACCGCGACGCGGTTGCCAGAATGGAAGAAGAACAAACAAACATCCGAACAGAAATCATGCTGGACGGAATTATCGCTGACCCGGATGCAGATACCGAATGGGAACAGCGACAGCGCCGGTATGGGATTGAGATACCGGAAGATAAAAATGACCGGAGAATCCACTACATTAATACTGTGATATTGCGGACTCCGGAAGATATTGGAATGGCAATCGAAGCCATTATGACGCTTTCTGTGCGAGGTGCTGTGACGGAGGAAGAAATCAAATCTGCCTCCGCCACCTTTCGCGGTAACATACGCGCCGCCACAGATGAAGCAGGGAATACCGATTGAAGAAGTCGAACTGGATGAGCAGGGCAATTGGCAACACTCGCTGATTTTTTCTGCCGTTCACACAGTTTCAAAATGGTCAATGCGCCCATCTCAATTCGGGATTTGTAGACCAGAAGAGGATTTGGCTTATATGATAGCGCACGACCAGGTTTTCTCGAAGATGGAACTTGTCGAACAGGAACAGGCAAGAAAAGAAGCGGAAAAGAAAAGCAAAGCGGCACGCGGTAAGCAAAAACAATAGAGGTGATATATGCCCTACGTTGGCACAAACCGAATCGGCATCAACGCAATCTTCAACACCAAGTCATTTAAGATTGGCGCGAAAGAATACATGAGCGTCCTTGACAAAGTCAAGGATCAAACAAAATATGTCACCAATGCTGTCAGCGGGCTTTCGACTGGTGGCGCAATTGGTCTTGCTGGAATAACGGCTGGATTTGGTCTCATTGCGATAGCCGCAACTGCCGCCGTTGGCGCAATCACCGTTGCATCCAAGGCAATGACAGAGCTTATCACAGAATCAACGGCGTATGCAGGTCGTATTCAAGAGCTTGCAATTGTGGTTGACCTGTTAGGCACTCGCTCCGGATATACCAAGACACAGCTCGACCAATACGAAAAAGAGGTCAGGTCGTTCAATGTCACGGGAGACGCGGCGAACTATTTGCTGGCAAATATGGCGCGTTACCAACTTGACCTTGCGAAAGCGACTGATTTTGCCAGGGTTGCGCAGGGCGCGGCGGTGATAATGGGTCAAGATTCGTCAATTGCGCTAGAACACATGATGTATGGTATTATCACCTACAATAAACGCGTTCTTCGCACAGCTGGGTTGAACGTTGACCTGCAAACGAGCTTTGAGAAATATGCCGAATCGGTTGGAAAAACTTCTGCCGAATTAACAGAATTGGAAAAGGTCCAAGTCGCCTTTAATGAGGTTTTGCGTGTTGGCGACGAAGAGTTGAAGGGGGTCTATGAAGCCGCCATGCTTTCACCAGCAAAACAATGGCGCTCATTGCGCCGTGAAGTTCTGGAATTCCAAGAGGTTCTTGGTGAACCGTTCTTGCGGGCATGGCTGTATGTCACGCAGGGTATCAAGAGTTTTCTTGACGCTATAACACAGGCGCTTGCCAAAGGCAGTCAGCTTGGCAAAAGTTTCAACAAGGGCGGAAGCCTGTATCAAGCAATTGTTAATTTAGCTGGCGCAATTCAATTTATTGCTGAAGCGTTCAAGTTGACAGCAGAAAACAGTGATGTGTTTGTTAATGATTTGGGAAATACCCTCCTGAAATTACAAGAATACATGGCGGATGCGTTTGAGTGGGGGTTTCGATTCATTACTGAATTTGCAACCGGGATTGTGAGGGGCGCAACAACAGTTCTGGTTTCTGTCATCCAATTTGTTGGAAATCTGATTGCCAAATGGTTTCGTCCCCACTCGCCGCCATTGATCGTTCCATATATTGATGAATGGGGTGCGGCAACCATGGCAGAATGGTTGCATGGGTTTACAAATATAGATTGGGATGTTTTTGACTCCATCAAGGCTCCGCTGAAAGATGCCCTGACTATCATTTTTGATGACGATGAACAGGCGATAAAAACCTATGCCGCTGTTTACAAGGAAATGATAGAAGCTCTTGGTCAAGGTGAACAAATTGGCGAAGATTTTTACGAAAAAGTCAGGTTGGCGGCTGGTGCATACGGGGAAGAGATTGCCCTGCTTGCGCGCCGACAAACAGAGCTTGCCGTTGCGGAGGAACTTGTTGCCGAAGCAGAAAAGAGAATTGAAGAAGCCAAAAAGCGCGAAGAGCGCGCAAGCGCCGCTGTCAATATGGGAATCCGACAATACAATGATATGCTACGCAAGGGAGCAAGTCGTCAACAGTTGGCGGCGAAGAAGAAAGAAATAGATGCGGCTTATGCAGAAAGAGAAGCCGCAAAGCAGGCGCGCATTCAGGCGGAAGCAGATTTAGAGGTCAGAAAACAGCTTTTGGAAATCGCAAAAGAGCAACTCGATATGCAAAAAAAGCTGGTAGATGCGTTGCTGGAATACGCAAAGCTACTGGAGGATATCGAAAGAAAGCGGAAGTCCGAAAGAAAGCGGAAGTCCGGCGGTGGTGGCGGCGAATTTGACGAGGAAGATTTTGGCGGACTAGGCGGAGGCATTGGCGATGCCTTTGCAGAGTTCAATAAGGACGTTGACGAAGCGGCTGAAAAGTTGAAATTGAGATTTGCGAGCCTGATGAAGGATGCATTTAAGCCGCTCGTCATTGAATGGGAAAAGGCAAAGACAAAATTCTGGATTGCCGTAGCTCAACTTCGCACTAAATTGAATAATGCGTTTGGACCTGGTTGGCGCGAAACCATTAATGAGATATGGAATATCCTTTTCAATCCAGAGGGCGAGGGGTTTGACCCGGTTGCGACTGGTGCGCGCATTGCCGAAAAAATGAAGGGTTCGCTCTGGACTGGCTTAGCAACTGGCAGTGGCATAGGGAGCGTTCTAGAGAAATGGTGGAAAGAGGAAAAAGTCAGTTGGGACGCGGAATGGGCAAAAACAGAGGTTGACGTGAAAGCAAAATGGAGTTCGCTCTTGGCTTGGTTCTCAACTCGCGGTGCCACAGAGGGCGTTCTATCGAAATGGTGGAAAAAGGAAAAAGTCGATTGGGACGCGGAATGGGCAAAAACAGAGGTTGACGTGAAAGCAAAATGGGGCGCTCTTTGGAAGGCTGTAACAAACATTGCCGCCACGGAAGTTCTTGCAATACAATCCCTGTGGAAAGCTACAACGGACTATATTAAAGACGTACTCAAAGCGTTTGGTGATGGGATTAAGGGAGATTGGGATTCGTTTTGGAGCGGTCTGTTATCAACCATAACAAATACATGGAATGAAATTTCCAGAATAGTAACAAACGCGGTTGACGGCGTGAAAAGGGAAATCGAAAAGCTAATTCGAATGGTGCTTCCAGACTGGTTGTTACGGTTATTAAATATGAATGGCGGAGTTAAGTTTGCGCCGAAGGCAATGGGCGGTTATGTCGAATCCGGAAGCCCTTATCTTGTCGGAGAGCGCGGGGCGGAGTTGTTTGTTCCGAGTCGGGGTGGTACAATTGTTCCGCACAACGAATTGGTACGATCAATGTTTACTGTTCCACAAACCCCGATGCCGGTTACCGTCTCTGCCGGAAAGCAGGTTGTTATCAATATGGGTGGCGTGAACATTTATGGAACAACGGACGCAACGAAACTGGATGCACGGATTCAACGGTCTGTGCGGAGAGGAATGTCAATATGACAAGTGGAATTTTACGAATTACGGACGGAACGACGACTATTTCTTTAATAGACGCCAAGTTTAAGCTTGATGATGGCGGGTGGAGTCCGGCAAACCCGGAACTTGAAAACGGTGGGATTTGGCAAGACTCTTCGCTGTCAGATGGTCGCCGCCTGGTTATGGCGAAGTTTGCCAATGTCCGGGATGTTTTTTCGTCCAAACTACATGGCGGATGTCAGGACGATTTGATACAACAAATGCAGGAGTTAAAGCGGCTCGGAGAGAAGGCGCGCTCGTTTTGGGTTGCGGCGTATCCATCCGACCCGGTATGGATTGAGGCAAGGGGAGACCGCGAAACAAATACAAGGTACGCGCTTGTTTATGATATTTCTGTTCCCTACGATGCCAACCCGCACGAGCCTCCTTTTAGTGCCGGTTCCATGGTTGCCATGGATGACCTGGATATTCAAGTAGAACATGGAATTTGGACAAGCTACAAGCCGAAAACCGTTGCGGATTGCGTGAAAATATCTAACCAGCACGGTGCGCCAGCGATTGAGTTCAACGAGGTCAAACAAAGCACAGATGACGCCCATGTTTCCGGTGTGACAATATATCTGAATACGGATAACATTTCGTTCGGGAATAGCGGTATTGGAACTTATAACGGCGGAATGCGTTTTCGGTCTGTTGGCTCTAATACAACACGATGGGTTATTCTTAAGGCTTATATTCGTTATATTCAATATGCGGCTGATGCCAATGTAACATGCAATATATCTATCAGCCATCAAATGTCCACTCCAGTTAATACGTTTAGCACATACGCTGATTTTGTGGCAAGAACACGATCATCAACAAAAGTATCGTGGACGGTTCCAGCTTTTACCGGAGCCGGAACAGTTGGATGGACGCCAGATATTTCAACGGTTGTTCAATCTTACATTGATAACATTGTATTTAGGGCGATTGCGCCGCAAAACCTGGTCATTTTTTTTGACGAAAACGCATCAAGCCCTTGTGCGTTTCGTAGAATTGCATCATACGACCATGCCACCTATGACGCACCGCAGTTATGGATATATACACTGGAGGGCGGATGGAGCATCTATGGCATGGAGCCAACATGTGATGATTTGTCGGTGTTTATTTGCAACAAACATACACAACAGAACATCACACACGCCATTTATTATGACGCATCTACGGGGACTTATAGCACAAACCTTATGTTGTCGCCCCTGCCTTATGATATTTTACCGAATCCAATCGCAACTGGCGACATGCTTTATCTTGGCTGTGACAATCTATCCCCCAGCCCCGGAATTTTCACAAACGCCGTATTTGATCTTGATACCAGTATTGCTATCAATGACAAGGGGCGATGGGAATACTGGAACGGCGCGGCGTGGACTCGCCTGAATACACAGGATAAGACGCGATGGATACAGCAATCGGGTTGGGGTTCGATTACCATTCATTTTCCGACGATGGGATCGGAAGTGTCTGGTGGAGAAGCCCGTCCAAATGGGCTACAACCACCGTCAATGGGGTTACGGGATATTGGGTTCGTTACCGCCTGACAAGTGTTATGTCAGCCGCCGCAAGGGTGAAACAACAAAACCGCCAAATTTACACGGTCAACACGCCGTATGTGGATATTGAGGAAACCGAAGTTGGCGGGGACATTCCAGCAAAAGCAAACTGGTTGATCCGTAACACATGGTCTCCGTTCTTTATTTATCCGTCCTTTTATAATACCGGGCGCGTCATTATGGGGTTGCGCTCTGATTGGCGCGGTTCTGAATATACCCCATACCTGAATTTAACTGACGTTCCATTTTATGATAGCCTTGGCGGAAATGTTTACTCTGTAAGTGTTGCGGCTGATTTCGCAACATTCGCGAGTTCGCCATACTCAACAACCGGACGATATATTCGGGACACCGGTGGTGGTGCGGTGGGAGCAGAACGCGATATTCTGACAGTAACAATCAATCCGATTTATGGAAATCAATGGATTGGAGAATATCGCGTTTTTGTGCGCTACTTTGAAACAAGTTCCAATATCCATTATTTGCGTTTGCAGGCAAGTACAAGTGGTTTCGCAACATTCGCGAGTTCGCCATATAATACAGTTTGCGGGTCAACCGCATTCGCTCCAACTCGATACGATTCTGATATGGCGCTTGATCCGCAACCGTATGTTTGCGAGTTGGGGCGGCTGTCCATCATGCCACCTTACCGGGAGGTTCCGGGAAGAAATTTCGCGATTGCATTAAATTTTGATTTGATTTCCATCAGGACTGGCGCCTCGACTCTGTATCTATACGACATTATTCTCATGCCGGCAGATGAGTGGATTGGCGATTTCTATATGAACAAGGACAACGTTTATTCATCCCTTGCCCCGCAATACGACAAACACGCGTACCGTTCCCTGATGATTGACAGTATTTATGGAAGAGAAGCGATTTCTGCAATTGTAGCGGATGAAACCGGTATTTCGGCTGGCGATTCTATTTATTATAAGGAGCGATGGGGCGACTTTTGCTATGGAAATGCAATTCTGGCACAAAATCAAGCCCATCGCATGTGGTTTTTTGCTTATAATAACTATCAGAATTATGATGAAGCGCTGGTTGACGATAATTATGAATCCAGTCACTTTGAAATGGGACATACGTTGACCGCCAAGAAAGCACAGCGGTATCTTGGGATGAGAGGAGCGCGGTAATGAAAACGATTTTGGCGCCAACTGGTCTTTCGGTTAATTCCTATAATCCAAAGTTCGGAGTAATGAAAAATTATTTTATCGAGGATTTAACCGACAAAATTACGGGGCTATCCTTTGAGAAGCTAGCTATGGGAGGAGATTGGTCGGCAGATATAAGCATGAATGGAAGTTTTGTAATGGCAGAGGATTGGCTGTCTAATGGATTGGGGCGGCGCATCTGCATTGTCGGGCATCAGGGAGTCCCGGTCTGGGATGGGTTCGTTAACAAAATTACCGTTTCCATTGGCGGATTGCAACACAGTTCTGGGGCGATTGAAGAAATCGGAAATCGCGTCAGTGTCCAATACACGCCAATCGATTACTCGGTTTATCCTCCCGTTTCTGGAACATCAACATTTACATTGATTACAGAGGACACCGGAAGTCAGGAAAAGTTTGGCGTCATCGAAAAAATGTATTCTGGCGGAAGTATTACAGACGCAGAAGCGATTGAGGTTAGAGATGTATATTTGACGGAAAATTCATATCCGGCAAGCACGGGTGACTTGAACCTTTCAGACTCGGCGGCGTCAGAGCTTCAAATTTCTTTAGAGTGTATGGGATGGGTTCACTGGTTTCGATTTTACATTTACGATGATTTTACGTCTGGCGCGGTCAGTTTATACACAAAGTTGATGAGCGTTATCGCAGCAGATCCGAATGGAATCTTTTCGCTTGATCGTTCCAACATCAAAGACAATTTACTGCTTGTTCCTGCTGGAGAAGATGGAACAAGATTTGCATGGGATATTATAGAAGAACTTGTTTCGTATGGAAACGACACAAGTGACGAGCGAAGATTATTTGGCGTTTATGGAAATGTGATTTATTATGATACCATTCCAAACACCGTAAAATATGTTCACAAACTATCAGACCCGTTGCAACATATTACAGACAAAATAAGCGGGGCGAATATCTTCCCCTATGACGTTCTTCCCGGACAATGGATTTTGATTTCTGATTTCAATGCGGGAATAGCAGAAAGACCGGCTGAATTTCGTAAAGACCCGCGCATGAAGTTTATCGAGTCCATGCGATATGATGCTCCATGGACGGTGTCGTTGATGGGCGGGAAAACAGACAAATTGAGCCAATATGTACAGAAGTTAACCATGGGAGGGTTTGTATAATGCCGGGAACTCCAAATAACTCCATGATAGGTTCATTGAATGGCTATTTCCAGCGAAGGGACGAGCCTAATTTTGCGTGGCAGAATGTTTGTTCTGAATTTCTGGAAGTACCAGGTCTGGCATCGTTTTTTCCCATGGGAATACAGACTTCGGGCGCGTGGACATCATGGACTCCTGCGTCACAAACCGGGTGGACGGGCATTCCAACGGGAATCTATAAATTCGCGGTTCTCTTTGGAAGAATCGTTCTGTTCGCGATTGCAATGACCGCCGGAACGTCCAACGCCACTAGCGCGAGCATTGCTCTGCCGATCCAGGCGGCAACTATCGCAAACATGAACTGGACTGGCGCAAACGGATACGCCATTAATAATGGAGCAGTCCTTACCGTTGCGTCACGTTGGAACATTCCGTCCGCATCAACAACCATTAATTTCTATACAAATATGGGAACTGGTGCATGGACAAACGCCAATAGCAAGCGTATTTATTGCCAGGGGTTTTATGAGATATAGGAGCGAACATGCCAAACGTTTCTGATGTTGCCAATGGTTATCATCTGATTACCGCAGGGTTGGGTTCTCCAAATATCACGTATGATCGCCTTGCGCCGGTCATGGACTTCGTGAGGGCGAACACGAATTATCTTTACCATCCTGACTGTTCACACTTTGACGTTATCGGAAACGAGTCGCACGTTACTTATAGCGGTTTGACGTTCGGCGGATGGTTTAATTTTGATAGCTTTGCTGCAACGGCGGCGGAAGGTCTCATTTCCAAGTGGTACGAAACCGGAAATCAGCGCGCCTACCGGATTTATCGCTCCACAAACACCGGGGCGATTTCCGTTCAAGTTTCCGGAGATGGAGCCGCAGTTGACACAACAACCATTGCGGGAGCAACTTACGGAATCGCAAACGATAACTGGTATTTTATTGTCGGAAGGTTTACACCGAGAATAGAATTGAAGCTGTGGGTAAACACAACAATTGCTTCCTATACGGCAACGTCAATTCCGGCGGCGACAACAATTTACAACTCAACAGAACCGTTTGAAATCGGGAGGACAAATCGAGCAAATTATTTTGACGGACAGGCGGCACTGTGCTTTGTTGCCGCCTCAATTGTTCCAGATTATCTGATATGGTCGCTATGGCAACATAGCCGCTGGCTTTTCAAATAGGAGGTTGCATGACGAGGATATTAGGAATTGATACCTGGGCTGGAAATCAGGTTACTGATTATTCGCTGATTCATAATGTACAATTCGCGATTTTGCGCGGTGGTCAAGGAAACTGGCAAGACGCTGATTTTATTGCAGATTGGGCAAATTACAGAAGCCACAAGCCGGACTGGAAATTGACGTTTTATCATGTATTTGACCCATGGTACACAACCGCGCAACACATGGCGCGGATTCGTTCTTATTGTCCACCGAACCTTGACATCCCGATTGTTCTGGACGTTGAATTGGACAGGGGATATAGTAATTCAACGATGCGCGCCAAGGTCAAAGAAATGCGGGATGCACTCAAGTGGGAATATCAGAACATGATTTTCTATACCGGAGCATGGTGGTGGGACGCTCACATGAGTCCATATCCGTCATGGCAGGTTGAAGATAGGTTCTGGCTTGCGCGTTACCCGTTACCAACCTATCCGCGCGTTTCCTGTTCGTGGGAACAACTGGTCAATTATTATCCTTCTGGATGGGTTAATTCCTTGCGCGGAGGCGGTGACCCGATCATCTGGCAATGGTCTGGAGACAAGTTTTATCTTCCAGGATTTAGCGGCTTGATTGACCTAAACTTTTTTAGGGAGGACGCGTGGGATGAAATGTTTGGGGATACGCCACCGGTAGAACCGCCAACTACCAGCCCAAAATACCGCGTGATTGCTCCGCTTGGTCTGCGTGTTCGTTCCTGTCCAGGCACAGATTGTCCAAAGTTATATACAATGCCATTTGGAACCGTTCGGCAGGTTTATGAAATCCGCAACGGATGGGGAAGAATTGGGATTGGGGAATGGTGTAGCATGGAATGGATGGCAAAGATATAGTGGAGCGATATGCCTTCAAGTTGGGTAGTGTTGTCAATACCCCGATGGGACGGGGAACCGTTGTCAAAATCTTATATATCGGGAGCGAATATCACTATGAAATAATGAACACAAAACAACCAAACCAAACCGTATCCGAGTCCATGCTTACCGCGTGGCAATTAGAACAAAAGGAGGAATAAAAATGACACCTGAAATTTTAGCTGGAATCGCTGGCGCAATACTGTCACTGGCGTTTTCCTATATCCCGAAACTGAACGTATGGTTTGCCGCCCTCTCTGACGAGACAAAAAAGTTAATCATGGCTGGCGTGCTTGCCCTTGTTGCGGTTGGGGTATATGTCGGACAGTGCTATCTTGGCTTATGGGATTATGGATTCACCTGTGACAAGGCGGGAATTTTCCAACTCGTCGGAATTTATATTGCCGCTATCGTTGCCAACCAGGGAGTCCATCGGATTACCCCAAAGACAAGATCGGTCAAGCGCGTGCTTGGCGAATATTAGCGATTGTATTTTTGGAATTAGCGTATAGCGCCGATCCAACGGAGGAACGATGGACAGAATATTTATTCAGTCAATTGCAATGACGGTCATTGCAGCAATCGTTGTTGTCCAAATTGTTTGGCTTCGGCGCTATACCAGTTCGTTTAGACGCATGGAAATCCTTTTATTCGCGATTCCAATTTTGGTCTGGATGGCTCATGGATTGTTGTTTTATTCCATGGTCGTTCTGTCAAAATTCGTTGATGTTCATCAGGTTATCGAATCGCTTGGAACGTGGTCAAGCATCTTGAGGTTGCACGGACTCATAACAGTGCTTGTTTTGGAAATTGCACGATATAAGGCGGATAGCGAGGACACAAACCATGAATGACTTTTGGACTATCATTATTGCAATCGCCGCTTCTGTTCCAGGTATTGTATCCGCGTTCTTATATGTGTATAATGCTAGAGTTGAAAAACGAAGAAAGGAGGCGGAAAACAAAAAGCTAGAAGAGGAAAAGAGAAAGATTCAGTCAGAATCCAGCAATGTATTTGCCGGAATAGCGGAACGAATGGCAACACTCAACGAGCCGCTAATGAAACGAATAACCGAATTAGAGGAGAAACTGACGATAGAAAGACAAAAACGCGAAGAACTTGAAGCGCAAATCGAGTTTGAACGCGAAGAGCGCGAAAAACTTGCTGAAGAACTTGAAGAAGTTCGGCTTGACCTGGAACAGGCAAACGAATATATCAAGCGGCTGATAAAACAACTGGCGGAAAATGGAATCGTGCCAGTTGACAAGCCGCAACGGAAAACGAAACGAAGGAGAAACAATGATACAACCGACAACCAAAAAAGTTGAGGGGGCGGTAACAAGTTTCTATTTTGATGATGTACTGGCTGGTTGGGAAAAACTCTTATACTTTACGAGCGATGTTCATTTTGATAGCGCGCGGTGTTATCGCGAATCGCTAAAAAGACATCTGGATGAGGCGAAGAAGCTTGGAGCTTCCATCTCAATTTTTGGAGATTGGTTTGATGCCATGCAGGGAAGATTTGATCCGCGACGCGATATGTCAGAACTGCGCCCGGAGTACCGTAGACCTGATTATTATGATTTCGTAGTCAAGGACTCGGCGGATTTTTTGGAAGAATATGCAGAAAATCTGGATGTCATCTCTGACGGAAACCATGAAATTTCTGTTCTAAAAAACAGCAATACGTCATTGATGGACAGGCTGGTATTTGAGTTGAACCGCCGAAAAAACACAGAGATTCAGCATGGCGGTTATGGCGGATATGTCCGCTATATGATAGATATGGGGGGTACGAAAACAAGCGTGCGCGTCAAGTATTTCCATGGCGCCGGTGGGGATGCTCCGGTAACAAGGGGCGTCATCCATACGAACCGGCAAGCGGTCTATCTTCCCGATGCCAATATTGTTGTGAACGGGCATAATCATAATGGATATTATGTCCCCATCACGCGAGAGCGATTGTCGAATAAGGGCATCATGTATTTTGATACCCAGCATCATATTCGGACTCCCGGATACAAACTGTCTTATGGGGATGGTGCAAGCGGGTGGGATGTTACCAGGGGCGGGGTTCCGAAACCGATTGGCGGATTTTATGTCCGATTATATCAATCAGACCACACCATAAAAATCCAAGTGATTTCCAATATTGAATCACCGGAGCCAATGAGCATCGAATCTGGAGAAATTTATTCCGGCAGGATTTATGATGATGACCAAAGCGATTTCCGGGAAACGTGACATTTGTCACTTGTAATCCATTCGAGAACCTGATAGAATAATCGAAACTTTTGAGAAGGGAGGGCTAATGATAGCCCCTTCAGCAAGGAACGCCATTAAAAGGGTCAATTTGATGTCCCTTGTAAAGACAAGGACGGCATTGAGGCGGGTGTCAGCCCAAGAATGGGCTGGTGCATGTCCAAAGTGCGGCGGGGTTGACCGTTTTCGCGTTTCGCCGCGTGGCTGGTTCTGCCGACAATGCACAGGAGAACCTGGTGCAGGCGGTCATTGGAACGACGCGTTGGATTTTTTGATGTGGCTTGATGGTGTTAGTTTCAAGGAAGCCTTTGAGAGGCTGACTGGCGAGAGATACATCCAAGAGTCGTCCGTTGAGATTTCTCAACCGATTATGGTTGATGAGCCGGTCAAGGATGATACCGAAGTGATCGAAAGACTTCGGAAGTCCGGGGCGCAGGAACGATATGTCGAATCGCTGAATCGGTTGCAATATGCTCATGCCAAGGCGGAATGGAGAAAGCGTGGAATCAACGATTTTTGGCAGGATGCGTATGGTGTTGGATATTGTCCGGGGCGATCATACCTTATGGATGATACGGAAATACTATCCGATTCTCTGACCATTCCTTATTGGCGGACAGAACACCGCCAAACGGAAAACGGAGAGGACGTCCAATGGAAGCTGGTTGGATTGAGGCACCGCCTGTTAAATCCCGAAATGCAGAAGCATGGAAAGTACCGCCCGGAAATGTCCGGTATCAATAACCGGCTGTTTTACACCAACCCAACCATACAAACGCTTTGGGGGGACATTCTGTTGGTTGAGGGGGAAATTAAGGCAATGGTCGTTTACGCGAATCTATGGACGCCAGACCATTATCCATTAGCGCCATGGTTGCATGTATTAGGAATATCTGGCAAGAACATTCGTGGAGATTTGATTAAAGAATTGTCATCTCCGGATATTCGGAGGATATTTATTGTGCTTGATCCGGACACTTACCAGGTGCCAGAGGGGGCGCGTCAGGACTGGAAATCTCCAGCCCGCCGGATGAAAGAACAACTTGGAGTCCGGGCAGTGGATTTATTACTTCCCGACAAGATAGACGACTTAATCAACGGCGGGGCATTGACCGGAGAAAAACTGTTACAATTGTTGAAAAGCAAGGATATTGCACCATCAAAACGGAGGAAGAGTGGATAATCAAAGAGAAATTTTTGGGTTGATTGAAGCTGTATCTGGACAGTTAAACTTACTCGTAGTCCCAAGGATATTCATTGAAATGACCGGGGATATTGAAACGGCATTGATTATATCTCAATGCATCTATTGGAGCAGCCGGTCCAGGGCTGAAGATGGATGGTTCTGGAAAACGACCGCAGAGTTTGCGGATGAAGTTGCCATGGGTGATTATAAATTCCGAAGCGCCGTCAAGCGGTTGGTCGTCATGGGGTTATTGGAGACCAAAATAAAGAAGGCGAACGGGAACCCGACAACCCATTACAAACCCAATTTGGAAGAAATCGCGAATAGGATAATTGCAATTTCGCAAAATCGTTTTCGCGATAATCGCGAAAACGATATCGCGATTCCCGCGAAATCCTTAACAGATACTACAACAGAGATTACAACAAATACGCCAATCGTTGAAAATGAAGATAAACCGGCAGAAGAAACTGATTTCCTTGTCGGTGATGAATCGCAAAATCCACCAGTTTCGACATGGGAAATTATCGGAATGGGCAGGGAGGTGAAAAACCCGCGCGTTTTGGAGGCTATACGAAAGGGGGAGATGGAACGCCGGGCGGGTGGCGTGTCGGATTACAACCCATCCTGGCTATATGAGTCATTATGGGGATTACACAATGCGTTTGTGAAGGCAACGGGAAGGGAGGCGTTGCCATCAGAAAGGGTTGCCTGGACGAAGTTTTATTTGGAGTGGCAAACCCAGCAGGTAAAGGTTGAGGAAATTCATGCGGCGGTTGGCAAACTTCGCCAATCTGGAATCACCATCGGAAGTCCGCGTTCGTTGACAAAAACGATTCTTGATATGCGCGCCGTGAACAGGACTTCTGCGAAAAGAATCAGTACCACGGATTTTACGGAAAGCGAGGGAGATGATTATGCTGGCTGATACGAACGCGGAAGATTTGATTTTCACGCCGGAACAGGCATCCAACGCTGGAACCGCCTACCTGAAAGGGAAGCGTGACAAAACCGCATTGGCGATACCGTTGGGGCTACCAACGCTCGATAAAACCATGTTGCCGTTGTTGCCGGGTGAACTGATTAGCATTATTGCACGACCCGGCGGTGGAAAGACCGGGTTTATGATGCGGTGGGCGCGCTGGTGGGCGAATCAAATTTCGGAGCGCGCCAACGCCGAAAATCATATTGTCGTATATGCGACATGGGAGCAATCTGTTGAGGAATTGCACAGCTTTATGGTTGCAGCAGACGAACAACTGTCCGTTACCAACATGGCGCGTGGTGAGATTTCGGACGATGAATGGAGCCGGATTCTTCGTTCCGGGGTTGACCGGATCTTACAACCGTTATGGTTTATTGGTCACAGCCTGGAACGCAGGAAGAAGCGTCCTGCCATGAATGTTACAACGTTGGCGGGGGCATTACGGAAAATCGAGGATGACTATGGCAAGATTATTGACATGGTCTTTATAGATTACCTGCAACGCATTCCAGCGGAGGGAAGGGTTGAAAGCAAGGCGATTGCAACCAGTGATATTTTAGACCGCCTGAAAGATGGTGCGCTTGCGTTTGGATGTCCGTTTGTGGTGGGGGTACAAGCGCGACGGGAAGTTGATGCAAGGGATGAACCCGTTCCTGGTCTGGATGATGGTCAATGGACATCCAATTGTGAGCAGTCCAGCGACAAGGTGTTTAGCCTTGTGCGTCCCCGCAAATATCGGAATGAGGGGGAAAAGTTTTTGGGGCGGGATGTTGTTGGAAGCAACCAGATGGTAATATCTATCCTTAAACAAAAGATGGGAATGGATAATGTCCATTATTGGGTTAAGTTTGACCCGATTTACAACCGGCTGGACGAATTGGAAATCCGGCAAACCGCGAACAACGGACGGTGGAACACTGAAAAAAGGTGACATTTGTCATGTTGCAATTCGCGAAAGATATGCTACAATAATAGAAATCCAAACATACCAAAAGAAAGGAAAACCAAAATGACAGAACAAGAAATTCACGAAGAACAAGAAGTAGAAGTTCCGGTAAGCTATTTACCGGAAGCTGGTGGAGTGGCGTTTCTCGAATTGTGGGGAACCGTCACCGACTCGGCAACGGAGCGCCGGGAGGCGTTCAAGATCAACATTACCGCCCGTGGTCTCTCTCCACAAGAGGCATTGGATTCCATTATTGATTGCATGAAGTATGCCAACGAACGGTATCACTTGAAGCCATACAATCCGTTGGCTCCCCAAACCCCGCGCAAGCCTGTTGGAACCACACCGGAACCAAACGTAAAGACGGCAAGCGCCGCCGCACCCGCGCCGGTTGCAAAGCCACAATCGCCAACGGCGGCGGTAGCACAGCCCGCGCAATTGGACAATGGCACGATCCGGGTTGTCAAGGTTGTGGTAACACCCCGGACGGACGGAAAAAGCAAGGTTGAATTTTTTGCAGAGGGGCGCAGGTACGCCGACCTGTCAGCCGTGATGACACCCGACAACCTTGCAAACATGTTCGGTGCTGTGGATGAAGCCTGGTCGCCTGAACATTTCCAGGTTGCCACGGAATATCCAGTAAGTTTTACCGCTTTCTGGAAGGAAAGTGACAAGGTGAACACCGCTGGCAAGCATTACCGGAACGTTGTAAAGTTGGAGGCATAATGTTTGCCACAAATTACCTTGGGGTTCCTGTTAAGGTTCAGTTTGACCACATCCGGCGATTGTTCATGGATGAGGCGGAACCGCGCCCCGCAACTGTCGCTGTCATCTCAATCCAGATTAACAACAGATGGGTTGAGATAGCGCAAGGGTCGTGTATTGTTCACCCAAACGACTTGCGGCATGGAGTTTGGAGCAAGGCGAGCGGGCGCAAGATTGCCTTAACCCGTGCTTTGCTTAATGGCAAGCACGAGTTTTGCCAGTCTAGAGTATTCCGCCGTCACATTTGGCAGGAATACTTCAAGAGACTTGGTAAGGTAGCATGACGAAAAAAGCGGTGTTGATTAGCCGTCCAGAAACCCCGCCCGTGCCGGAAGCGGTGCGGGTGGGGTTGTTGGAAATCAAGTTTCGTCAACGGCGAAAAGCCGTAGAAATGAGGGATCATGGGCTGGTGGATTCTCGCGATAGCAATGACTATAATTATTGGAATCCTGGTGCTGTTGGGATACGATTAGATGGAACCAAAAGTCGTTGACATTTCCCGGCACGTGCCGGAGTATATTCGGGAAACCGCCCGGAATTGCGCAATTGCAGAACGCGCATATCAACGGGCGATGGAAAACGCGAATACAATCGCCAGGTATGAGGATACCAGCAGGATTGCTGACTTATATGCCGAAGTGATTCGGTTGCGAAATAAGCTGGCAACGGAGCTGAAAGAGTGGGGCGAAAGTATTACAAAAAACATGACAAATGACACTAGTCAACAGTTCGAAAACCCCGTAGAATAAATAAAAAAACGGAGGAAGCATGGACTGGTACGCATTGGACGAAGCAAACAAAAAAGACGGGCATTATCGGCGCAAGCCACTTGAAATATCCAGCCTGGAAGTTGAGTTGGAAAGTGCGGTCGCGGCGTTCAATGCTGCCAGTGACCGGCACGAATCGAATCCAACGGAAGAAAGCCAAAATGATGTTACTGCAAAATTAAACGAGATGCTCTTCCTCAACAAAAAGTTGATGGAGGCAAGGAGAAAGTATCATGCCAAAAAATAAGCGCAAAAGTGGCTTAGCGGCGTTGCGCGCCGCTTATGATGAAGCGTGCCGGGAATATCGTATAGCCTACAAGCAGGGCAAACCGGAGGGGGTGTTGCTCCGTCTGGAAAAGCAAATGAACGAGCTGCAAGATGCGATATTTCTTGCAGAAGAACTGGACATGCACAACAAGCGGAGGGTAAGATGAGCGACAAATACGTTTACTGCGCAAACTGTAAAACCGTGTTTGTGATGGACGCCGATAGTCACATAAACGAATGTCCTGCGTGTGACGTTCCAAACTCCACGCTTGAAATACCCGAATGTGTGGCAAGTGAACTCGCCCGCCGTGAAGCCCGCATTGCCGAGCTTGAGGACTTCATCAACCAGCTTATCGAGGTTGGGGATAAGCTAACCATAAACCCAACTGTTGGCAATTACGAGGAGCGTGAATGTAAATGGCAGAAGTTAGTTCAAGACTGGAAAGAGGGATGAGATGAGCGAACATTGGCGGTATGACGAGTGCTCTGTTGCCTTCTACCATGAAGGCATCGAGACGGATATGTACAAAGTTGTTGATGCATTGAACGCAGCCGAAGCCCGCATTGCCGAGCTTGAGGCTGACAGCGTTCAAATCCAGTACATATGCGAAGACGAATTGCCTGAAGGCATTTCAGACGAAGTTTTTTCTGCTATGTACGCCTGCAGTACAGTTGATTTTGTGAGGGTTTATCCGTATATCACAATTGATGGTCACAAGCGGTTTTTGTTCGAATTACCGGAGGTGCAGGAATGAGCGAACTAAAACCGTGTCCGTTTTGTGGTTACGAACCAGAAACAAGAAAAGTTATTGTTTATCCTAATGGAGAAAAGTCTCTGGCGTTTATCAAGTGCAGACGGTGCAACTACTGGCTGTTCGGCTATAACTACGAAGCGCTCGTTGTGCATTGGAACTGTCGACCCATCGAAAATACTCTTCGAGATGAACTAATAGACACTGACATGTTGTTAAAAGAAGCAACAGAAGCCATCGGTGCAGTAGTCGCTTGTTGCACATACAACAGTAACGATGATGCAAAGATTGGTATTTATGGCATAGACCAAAAAGCATTCACAAGAATAGACCAATTCA